ATAGCACATCCTGACAATAAAAGTACAAGTATTACACTTTTGTAATTGCAGAAGCTTCTTTGACAAAAAAACCTAGCGCACCAAAAACTAATGTTCCTGTTGTTAGCCAATCTTGTACTATGCCAGGATCTAGCTTATAACCCACTAAGGCCAGTATTGAAGCGATAGATGCAAAAGTGCTTGGCTCAAGCAACCTAGATTTAATAAAAATAAATACAGCTAACAATTTACCCATTATAAATACTTCACGCAAAATAGAATTGAAGATCCAGCGCCAAAGTTAGCTACACCGCCAGTATTTTGAATGTTGGCGTAACCTATTCCGGTAGACCCTCCACCAATCGCACCTGCATTAGCGAAATTAACTTGAAATCCGTTGAAGCTTTGTGGTGACGAGTGAGTATGGCCTGCATCGGTGTGTGTATGTGATATAACAGTGCCTGTGGTTGTTGTTCCCACCACCCCTGCAACTGCCCCATAACCTGATGGAAAATAAGGCATACCAAAAGTGGTAGAGCCATCACCAATACCCCATGCTGTACCAATAGCTGCAAATAAAGCAGAATAAGTAACTCTTGAAATATTTGTAAGCGTGGTAGGGCAAGCTAAATAACCAGTTGGAGCAGATACCCCAGCGAACTGAATAATAGACCCAACTGGAGGCCCATAGTTACTAGGATTAGTAGCGTTATAGGGGGTATACCCCAATGCAGTAGTAACATCAGTAGCATTTAAAGTAACTGTGCCTGTACGAGTATTAAAACTAGCTACACCAACAGAACTTGCAAAGTAAATATTAGCTCCATCACCATACAAATAAGTAGATTGTCCTTGTGTGGCAACAATTCCTGTGCCAGCAGCCGTTCTAACAGTTAAAGTAAACGCACCAGTGGTATTGTTTTGAATAATCCATTGCCCAACTACAGCAGGTAAAATTAAACTTCTTGCTCCGGTTAAAGCGCCAGAAATAATTAATACCGGATAAGCTGACTGGAGTTGAGTTACAGTTACATTAGCGGTGGTTACAGTAATTGATTGTAATCCTTCAAATGCTAATGAAGTCCAACCTGCGCCACCTGTGTCGGGATTGGTGGTATTGCCATTAGTTGTATTTAACCAAAATCCTTGATAGTTTGCCGCTTGAATAACAGCTCCTACAGGATAGCCGCTTATTGTCGTTGAAAAAGTAGAGTCATACGGAAAAAACCCACCAGCTTGTTGCCATTGGGTAATGGATGTTATCTCATTTAAGATACCATTGAAATCAGCCCCAAAAGGAGGTACACCACCTGTTGATAAAGGCAAAAAAGTATTTGGTGGAAACCCATCATGTAATGAAGCCCGACCATTAACTACGCCAATCTGCGAAGCAGTGGGAATAGGCGTAGTAATTTGTCCACCAGCGGCAGCATAGCCGAAAGGAACTGGAATTTTTGTAGGTATGGTAATGCTCATAAGATAACCTTATAAATGGGTTAATATTAATTGTACGCCAGCTGGTCTGGGAAATACGCCAGAATTGGTGATAATAGCAAGTTGCACTGCATTGGGTGTAAAATCTAAATGATAAGTAAATGACATATTTAAATTATCAATAACCCATGCCTGCCCATAAGGATCATTAGTACCTTCCGGTGGCGTACTAAATTCTGCTCTAAGCAAAGCATTAATAGAAGGGGCAGTATTATTTGAAATATTAAAACCTGCTTTAACCAAAATTAATCGTCTATATTGACTATCAGTTAAAGCATAAGTAGTTGTAGATGTTTTTCCAACATAAAAAGGCGCTTGGTTAAATGGTTGAGATCCAGTTGTTCCTGAAGCCGCTTCTTCAAAACCAAAATAGTAACCAGATGTATTGGTGTTTAAAAGTCTTGATACACCAACAATCTGCCCCCAAATATCTAAACCATTGCCTACAGCCGTTGCAACATTCCAGATGTTATTATAAAAATTAAGAATATCTACTGATGGTTCAACAGCGTCATTATAAGAACTTAACAAACTATTAATAGTTGGGGAGTCTACATATTGGCTTAATAAAGTTTGCGTCCAAGTAAAATCCGTTGCTGATACTTGATTGTTTGACAGCCAACCAACATAAGCGCCAAGCGAATTAACCCAAGGGACTATTGTTTCTGAGTTATTTTGCCAATTTGTCTGTATGTAATTAGCCATTAATACTCAGAAACAGACTCTGCAACTTGAAATACTGTCAATTTTAAATTTATCATCACACCCAGCCTATCGCTTTTGCATAATCAACAGCACCAGCCACTTCAACAAGAAACTCATCTTTTTGTTCAATGGCGTAGCATTTACGTTCATAAGTTGAAGCGATAACCTCACCGTCTTTTATAATCTGATTAGACCATTGCACATTAAAAGATGATGATTCAGGTAATGCGTTGACCTGCGATAATATTTTTTGCTCTATGATTGCCATTTTTTTCCTATGCTCTGTAAGTGATGCTAAATAAAATCGAAGATGTTGCTGTAAAATTAGCAGGGGTTACAATAACGGGTGTTGTATTAATAGCCGTAATACCACTTAATGTAACAATGGACGCTGCATTGGCTGAGGCTGCAAAAGTAGGAAATAGAGTTGTAAATGCACTTGAATTTATTGTTGCAGTAAAATTATTGTTTGCGGATTGAATAGGTAAAGATATTCTAGCGCCACCTGATGCTGTCCCAGCGGTAAAAGCCGAAAGAACCAAGTTGACTCTACATGTAACGACATTGCCTATTTTTGTATAAACCCCTGATATAGCTGACGCTGTGTAAGTCATTGTTCCGTTGGTTGCAAAACTCAACACAGGCGTCCAAACACCTTCCTCATAGTCGTCTAATGTGTTAGCGTCAGAACTTGCTGAGTCCACCGCAGGAAAGGTTACACCCGTCCCAACTGTTGTTGGTGCAGCTCCACCTACCGAGATATTTTTTTGTACCGTAACATTGCCAGCGGAGTCAATGCGCATTAACTCAGTAGTTACATTTTTCCAAATATGTTGGGCTGAAGCATCAACAGCATATGGAGTAAAAACCCCTGTTGCAACCGAGTCTACAGCACCACTACAAGCAGCTGCAGCAGAAAATTGTAAATAATTACCTCCACCACAACTTATGCCACCTGTTAAATTGGTAGACGTAGCATTACCTAGAGGATACCGCCAATTTGGAACACCCCCAACACTATAATAACCAAGGTTACTCCCTAAACCTGTTGCACCGATAGATGCATACGGCCCAAGTTGGAGTTTAGCGCCTTGAGCGAAGTTAGTATTAGGTGTAACCCCAATCCCCACGTTGCCAGAAACGTCTTTATAGACTTGGCCTGAGCCAATATTAACTATGCCTGTGGAGCCTGTGAGTGTGCCTGTGTATGTTGGGTTACTTAATGTGGGTGATGCGCTTAATACAGTGCTTCCAGTTCCAGTAGATGTAGTGACACCAGTACCGCCATTTCCTACATTAACAAGACCAGTTACGCTAGATGCAGTACCAGTGGTATTTTGATTTAAGGTTGGAAAAGTACAGTTTGCTAAGTTTCCTGTTGGCGTACCAAGATTAGCCCCAGATAATATCAATCCGCTGATAGTAGTTGCTGCACCCCCTAATGCAATAGGAGTAGTGCCAATAGTTATTGGCGTTGCAAAATTGGTATCTAATTGAGATAAGGGAATCTGCCCAGATTGATTTGCAAAAGTATTTAAAATTGTCATGTGTTATCCTGTTAAATCACTAGTACAGTTACATTGGATGGAGCAAGAACGGGCAGTTGATCTATTCCATAATTTATTAACAAAGCAAATTGCATAGCCGTACCAGTGCCTACCCCAGTCGTCACTGCTTGAAAGAATGAACCTACTGCGTAAGTAACACCAGATGTCCCTGCTATTGTATTCCATTGGGCATTTGTTGTGCCTGTTAAAACTAATATCTGATAAAACTGACCAATAACAAAAGAGGTAGCAACAACAGAATTAGTAGTAGTAAGATAAACTTCAATAACATTTACATTAGGGTTTATGGCGTTAATATTCCCATAATACCGACCAGAATAGGTAGACGATCCAATGCTTACTGCTGGGCCATTTCCATCTAATCCATCAAAAGATTGTACTACCGCAGTTTGTGTTAACTGAATAATATTTGATGGCACTAAAGTATTGTATGCTATTTTTACAACAAAAAAGGTATTAGTGCTACCTGCATTTAACCAAGTCACTGTATAAGGCACTGGCGGAATGTAATTACTATCTGTTACTACAGTTGTTCCCAGTGTGGCATAACTACCTGCTGTAGTTACATAGCCACAACCTGGTGGTTTATTGTTCCAGATAGCCGCACCTATTTCAGAAGCAGTCCCACCAGCTACGCTTACGCATACAGAATGTGCAGGAATAGGATAGTTTGTAGATCCATAGTTTTGCGTTGTACCCAAAGGATTATCAACAACAAAGGCATCTAAGATGCCCGGTATAGAAGATAATGCTCCATATATTGATTGTATTGAGTTTACTGAATTAACAGCAACTGATGCGGATCTACGAGTTTCAAAAGCTTGTCTTGACTCAACATCATTACCCACTGCACCAGCGGTAGGATTAGTAATTGTATCCCAACCAGCAATTGCTGTAACAATAATGGTTAGAGCGTTAGGGTTACAAGCAATAGCACCTGTTGTTTGATTTTGAAAAGGAATAGTAATAGAGCCAGTAGAAGGGATAGTACCTGATGCTGTAGAAGAATATAAATAGCCCGTTGTATCTTGCGCTATAATGCCAACTGGAATAACTGTGTTTACTGCGCCAACGCAAGTACAATTTACAACTGTTCCTTCTGCTTGAATACGAGTTATAAAATAAATTTCACCAATAGCATCTTGCCAAATACCAGATGCCATACTTGGATTAACTTGATTAGCAATGTAAGCTATTTGGCTATTCTTATCGCCAATAATTGCTGTTTCAGTTTGCGCTAATTGACCTTGTGGTGTTTGCAATGATGAATTTACTCCACCGCCAAACGCAGCATTAATGTCAGCTTGAACGCCAGCTAATATAGCTTGTTCATTAGGTATTACTGGACTTCCATTTTGCCATTGTATAGCAGGTACATTAGTTGTACTCATTTATCCTCCGAAAGGCACAATAGCAGGGGTACTGTCTGCATCGGTTATTAGTATTACACCTTCTATAGCTCGGTCAACGAAACTTACAATAGAAGTTTCTGCGCTGATAATATTAGGAATAGTTAATGCTTCTATGCTTATCTGTTGTTCTATATACCCTATTGGTGGCAATTCACCTAATATTTGTTGCCAATATGGTATTCCTAAATCAGTATTGTACCAACACTCACCTAAATATGTCCTAACTGCTGATGCTACATCCTGAGCATAAGAATAAGGAGTGCCAGCTAGAGCGATATTGCCATTTATATCTAGCACCAGATCCCAAGCTGATTGGTCAAGTAACAAAGTATTTTGTATCGTCATTAAGTTGGCGCTCCTGTATTTCCAGACCCTGTCGTTACACCACTATGCGTATGTGTAGAACCAACATTTTTAGTGTTATTCTTCAATGTGCCTGTTGTTTCAACATCGCCAACCACAGTCAGTTTACCATTAATGTTTATGTTTGTAGCGTTGATTGTAACAGTAGTTGGAGATGTTATTGTAATTCCAGCGCTACTAAATTGCACATACTGTGTGGGCGCTGCGCCAATGATTGTTTGAATATAAATCATATCAGACATATCATGTTTACGAAGACTGCCTGGAGCTGAAACATTACCTGTATTTTTTACAGTGCTTATATCCCTATCACACACAGTTGCAATACCTACATCGCCAATAGCAGGATCTAGGATAATACCATTAGATCCACCTTGCACACGCATATATGGAACATTATGGATAATCCCATGAGGCCACGCATTTCCATATCCATCAAGCATACTTACCAATGGCTGTACATTAACTGTTCCTACTGGTGATAATCCTCCGGCATTTGACACTGCTATTACTTTTACAGGAATAGAGGTACGCATACCAGCTAAAGCATTGTTAATAACAAATTTAAGCCTACCAATATCTGAAGCATTATCAGCAGTTACAAGATTAGAAATTACTCCATTAGTTTTTTGCGACATAATCTGCATTTCCTTTATTTAATCTTGCATTGCTAAACCAAGGCCCATCAGGAGTAAGTGTGCTTAATTCATGTGTTATCGCATGAATATCCCAAGGGCCATTTGCTTTTGGAATGACAGTTTGAGATAAATTTATTTTTCTTCCATTAGTAATTAATTGACTAAATTGAGTTTTTATATAAAACCCTTGCGCCCAATAAGATGGGTATCCAACCAAACCAGTTTGAGGGCTTATATCAATTACTACACTATCAGAATTTCCTGTGTTTTCCCAGATAGAAACTGTATTGTTTTCTATTTTCCAAGGAAATCCAGCGATATTAGCAATATCTGTTATTTGATCTAAAATTGAACCAGATACATATTGATTAAAAATAACGGCATGAGCATTGTTATTTGTAAATGCCCATTTATTTCCATTACTAGCAACCATAGATGTTGTTAAAGATTTTATAATATCTTCTGCATTTTGTGCGCCTTGATAAGTATTTGGGGCGCTTGGACTTGCTTTTTCATAATATCCAGAAACTGCCGACACTATAAATGCAACATCAGGAGATTCTGTAAAATCTATATAGCTACTTATTATATGTCCATTAAATGCTGACACTAAGGGATGACCATAATCTCCAGCTAATACTGCAATGCTATAATTTTCAGCAGATACTAAATTAGCACTTGCAAGTGAAAATTCATTCATATGAGTTAAGCTCATACCATATATTTTTATAGATAAAGATCCATATGAATTACTTCCTCCAGGATTAGAAATCATTGCTTGACAGCGCAATCCTTTTAAAATTACAGGGCCAGAAATTGACCCTGAAAACTGTAAATTTATCTGGCGAGAAACAAAACTCATGATTGATAAACCAACTGGTATCGTGTACCTAATCCAGAATATTCAGGATTACCAGTGCCTTGCGTGTCATAAAAGAATAATTGCCCAGTAAAGCCAAGGTAAGCACTTCTAATAAGCCCTACAAGATTAAGGCACAACATTGTATTAACTATAGGATTATTGTTTGCTACAAGGTCGCAGTAAAGCCCTGTGGACAATTGATATACATTAATGGCACATTGTTGTGACCCAAGCAATACTGTAAAAGATTGTGCGCCAACTTGAATTAAAGGTATTGTTTGATAGGTAGCCATTTTAATTTACCAATAATTCGTTGGTTGGAAGATTAGTGCCTATTGGAGTCATTTTTGGAAGCGGAGAAACCTGACCTAAAGCAAATGTTTTATCAGCTTGTGGGGCCGCTACAGGTGCAGCAGGGTTTGGAGCAATGCGAACTTCTTGAAATGTTAATTCTGCAATCAATAAAACAGCTCCATTTCTAGCTTCTTTTTTATAATCAAAATTAATTAAATTTGCTGACATAAATGTTTTATCTGGTGTAACTACGCTAAGAATTTTTGTGCTATTTAATAATAGTAAAATTTGATTTATAAAAGGCCCTATATTAGAAGCGCCATTTTTAGTAACTATCAGTTTTATTTCATAAGGCAACGTAATTTTGTTATAACTTTGAAAGCTGCCTTGTTCAACAGGGTAATTAGGTATCTTATGAATCTCTTTATATTCAAATTTAACAAAAGAATCTGGTTTTAAAGCAAGAGTTCCTTTAAATTCTACAGTTCTTGTTGCAGTGTTTGTTGTTAAAATAGTTGTAGGCGTTGAAAATGGAGATGTAATAATAGTTGCTGTGGGGGTAGTTGAAGTATAAGAAACTGTGCTTGTATTATTACTTTCATACAAAATTCCCCATGTCGAATATAAATCTTTTTGCTTAGGATAAACAGGAGGCGTATTTTTAATTTTTAAATACAAAGCGTATAGTTCTGCCGCAACAGCTAAACCTACAGCAATTCCTTGACTTGCAAGTCTGCTAATAGGTGGAACACCCGGTAATGGTGGTACGTCTGGATAAGGTATATTTGACATTAGTTACCTCCGCTTAAACCAGCATTAATGTGTTGTATTTGGGTTAATGCTCTTTCAGTAGCTGCCGCAGTATCATTAGGATTACCTTGTGAGCCGTAAATATTAATTCCTCCGTGCAATGTAGTGTGTGCTGAAGATGAATTGGTTGTAGTGCTATTTGCAGGCACATTTGCTTGAGCGCCTATCATATTATTTTGACCAAAATAACCAGCAGCCATTTCTTGCCTATACCCTTCAGCACTGCCATTAGATCGTTCATAGGAATCGTTAAATATTTTAGCAAGATTTCTAACTCCATGCGCTGCAAAAAAATCACCACCAGCTTTTTGTTCGCCTCCTTGTGTCATTTCATAAATACTAAACTCTGCTTGTTTTCTTGCAGTAGCTCTAGCATCATTTAAATCAAAACCTGCAAATTTTTCAAAGTTTTTTTGTCGATTAGTATCCCATTGCAACAAACCTTTATGCGTTCCTTTCTTGGCATGAGGATCTAAAGAACTTTCAGCCATTGCATTACCAACTATAGCTGCGGCATGTTCCCTATCTAATCCTAATGATTGATAAATACCTATTAATTCTTCAGCTTTAGAAGCAGTTCCTCTTGTATCAACTAACCCTGCTTTTTTTTGTTCTTCAATTAAAGCCGCATCTTCTCCTTTATTAAGTCCTTTACTATAAAATAGACTCATTGCTCCAAGAACATAAGGATTTGTTAAAAGCTTAAGAGCAGCAGGAACTCCAATATATTTTAAAGCTTTAATGGCATTTAATAATGCTACTACTCCAGCCACTAACCCTACAATAGTTGTAGAAACATGATCTGTTTCTTTGTCAAAATCTGCAAATGATGATGTAATATCAGTCATCACCCCTATCAATTCATTCATAACAGGTAATGCACCATTTGCAGTTTCATTTTTAAGCCCTGTAAAAGATTGGACTAAATTTGCTATTGCTAAATCAAATTTCCTAGAATTTTCTGTTAATTCTGGAGAGATATGGTTAATTCTAATATATTCAGCATAAAGTTCTGATAATTTTTCTGGGCCAGCCAAAAGCATATTATAGCCATGCTCATCAAACCCTAATAGCTCCGCTATATTTTTACTTTCTTGTATGCCATGTATTTTTTGAAAGCCCTGCAAAGCAGTTGAAACTTTAAGTATATCTGTAGCATCTTTTTCTTCTAATTTTAAAAAACTTAACCCTTTCATTACAGCTTCACCACCAAATCCTTGGCGAAATTTAGCTATACTTCCAGCGATGTTTTGCAATGCTCCTTGTACAGTTTCTGAGCTTCCCCCAAACCCTTTAGCAACGCCTCCCCATGTTTGCAATTCCTTTGCAGACATTCCTAATAAAATTGACGTTCTACCTAATTCAGCATTTGAATGAGCAACATCAGATACAGTTTTTACTAATGCTCCAGCCGCAAAAGCAGCCCCAGCTAACCCAAGTAAAGAACCTTTTGTCTTTTCATATCCTTCATTAGTCTTTTTAATGTCTTCATGATTTTGTTTTGCACGTTTTGTTGATTCTTCACCAAACTTTTTATTTTCCCCCTCTGCTTTTTTCTTTTCATCGTGAGTTTTCTTTCCTTGATCTGATGCTTTTTTATTTTCAACAGAAGTCTTTTTGGTGCTATCAACAGTAGCTTTAGAGGTTTTTTCAGCTTCAACAGCTACTTTTTTTAACTCATCTACGACCTTTTTTTGAGTCGTCATAAGTTTAGACGCATCAAGGCCTAATTCTATAAGTAATGAGTCTATAACAGTAGCCATTCTTTATCCCTTATTCATTAAATAAGCATTATGTCGATCAACTGAATTAATTTCTAAGAGTATCCACAAATCCTCAACTCCATAAACCGTGTCTAGTTCATGGAGAGTCGCCAATCTTGACGACACAACAGTTGCTATCGTTTGGGACGTGGCTTGATACTCAATGAGCTTAACTGGCTTACCTGCGTTTCTGACTCCGAAGTCAATTGGTTTTCGTTTAAAAAAAAATCCATGTGAAGATTCCACACAGCTTTTCTTAATTGCAAACGCGTAGAAACTTCTTCAATGTCATCTTCAATTAATGGTCGCTTGATATTAATAGAAGGGGCATGTTGAATACACCCCATCATTTCTTCAAGCAAAGATCGGGCATTTTCAAAAGGAATTTTTAATAAATTCATATATCCTATTGATAACAATCCAGCCATTCCTTGTGAAGCCAAACCTTCAGGAATTTCTATCCCAGCATTACCTACTGCTAAGATAGTCCTGATTGCCCAGTATTCAGCCTGTGAAGCTGACATTTCAGTAATAAGATAAGTTTTACCTTTATCACGCCCATCTTCAGCTACAAAAGTTGCCTCTTTACGAGCCATTAGATTTGACCACCTACGATACTTTGCCAAGTGATTTCATAAGTCAATGGAGTCAATGTCTTCTTAACTGCTGGAAAAGGCGTAGCAGAAGTCAGAAAGCCATTGTTCAATGTATATAACATGCTTGTACCGGGTAGATTGATAGACCCAAAAGCAGAGAATACATCAAGAGCCGCATTTTGAGCATTACGCCAAGCATCAAACAAAAAAACACTTGGTGAATCAGCTTGAAGATGAATAGTCATTTTGTACGGTACGAATACCTTACCGCCAGACAAAATACCATCAACGCCCATCAATACTTCAGATTGTTGTACTGATTCTGATTCAAACGCATCATCAACGGCAAAGCCTTGAATAATTTGTGGTGTAGGGAAATACTGATTAATACCTAATGCCAGTATTGCATTTGCAGAAGTTATAGTGGCCATTTTATTTATCCTATGTTTATTTAAAAATTTACTAAGTTAATGTTAAGGCATATCAGGCCAAACTCTATTACCTTTAGCTTGGTTTTCTTTAGCTGTAAGTATTTGTAAATTAGCTTCACAATGTAATCCACAAACAAGTTTAGATTGTAATGGCACTATATGATCCACATGATAAATAATATTTGAGCTACTTAAATCAATTGCCTGTCTGTATATGTTATTTATTGCTTTTTCACATGCCCATAATGGGGTAGCTTTATTTTTTGATGCTTTACGTTTAGCTTTTTTAGCATTTATTTTTGGAATATTTGCTTGGCTATATTTTCTTCTACTTTCAGCAACCTTTTCAGGATTAAAATCTTTGTACTTTTTAACTCTGGCATTTTGTAATAATCTATATTTTTCTAAATTATTAGCCTTCCATTTAATACAATTTAATTTATGCTTTTCTGGATTATCTTTAATCCATTTAGCAGTTCTATCTCTTACTTTTTGTGCATTAGCATTTGCCCATTTTTTAGCATGTATGCGATTTTCTTCTGGAGTGCGATATTGTTTATCATTCCACATTCCATTAACACATGGCTTACAACTTGGGTTTAACCCATCTTTTTTAGCCGCTTTCTTATGAAAATCAATTATTGATTTTTCAATTTTACAAGAAAAACAAACTTTAGTATTCATATCTACCCCTACAGTAAATCCCTAATAAAAAGTTGAGGTCAATCAGTTAGGGGCTGATTTTCGGAAGCGATCCTAGACCTCAAGTTTATTATATATCTATTCCTTATTGAATAGCTATGCTAGCAAGAGTAATCTGCTGTACAGCTTCACCGTCTTGATAATATAACACAATTGGAGGAGATTGTCTAGCCGCTCTAGTTATTGCAGTTGCAGGAAGTATTTGCAAATAAAACCCTTGAGCAGCGATAGTTGGTGCAGCGTTAAAACCTAAAGCATATTGGATCTGAGCAGCTTGTGAAGCAGAAACATTAATACCAGCTCTGATTGCTCCAAAATTCACAGCCGCATTGATTGGATCTAAAGCCGCAGCATTTATCAAGCCATTGCCAGCACTGTTATAAGGTATTGCGCCAACAGATATTAACAAATTAACCATCGCCAATTGCAAATTAGCATTTAGCCAGATTTGATTTAAATAAGTATCTGCCCATAACCATTCACCAGATACACTGCCTGGAGTAAACCAGTTTTCATTATTAGCAGGGTTATTAGAACCAAATGAAGCATAAGCATTGTAGCCATTGCTCAACACAGCAGAATAGTTAGTTGCTGTAGATACTGAAGGCACAAGACCTGATTGCATCTTAAAGCACAAAGTTGATCTACCATTCAAGCGAGTAAAGTTTAATGAAGCTGCATAAGCACATACAAAAGCCGCTAGAGTAGAATCACCAGCATTTGAGAATACAGGACATGTCCCAACTAATTGTAGGGTTTGTAAGTAATTACCAAAAGTAACTGTGTTATTTGCAGTTAATACATTAACGTCAGAATCTTGACATACATATAAATAACGAGGTGCTACAGAATTACTCCAAGTAGCAAACAATTCTTTTTCGGCAACCAGTGATTCCCAAACTGTCATGAAAGTAGCCCAGTTTTGATTTTGGTTAATTATGCTGTTCATGAAGGCACTAGGAACAGCAACAGCAGCGCCTTGAGATATTGTTGCGCCAGTTGTTTGAGTTAATGCTAATTGACCTGATAAAGTGCCAGCAGCTGCAAAACTTATTGTTTGAGTTGCTCCTGTTGTGCTAGTAGTAAATATAAAAGCAGAATGAACTGAATCAAAGGCAACTGTAAAATTAGGTGAAGTAAAAGACGCTTGAATAAGAGCAGCAGCGTTACTAAAGCTAGTTGCAGACGTTAAGTTGATAGTGCCTGACGTTTTAACAACACCAGCAACAGTAAGAGCTAAAGTACCAGTAAATGCTTGTAATTGACCTAAAGTAATATTTGCTAATGAGCCACCTCTTAACCATCCAGCTACCGCTGTTTCTGGATAAAGAGTCATCAATAAAGTACCAGGTAATTGTGTGCCAATGGAAACGCCATTGAAATAAACACTAGCTAACGTAGCTTCAGTTGATGTTGAGCCAAAATAACTTGCAACTCCCTCAGCATTTGAAAACTGAAGAATTGTGCCATATGGTGCATAAGCGTTTTGTGTCAGCATTAAGCCGTTAAGATCAACAGCAATTCCACCAGCCGAAAGGACTGAGGGAACTACTGACACTACTTCTGAAAATGGAATGGTACTCATAAAAATCCCCTATGGTGGAAAGGTTTGGTCTATCGGTGCAATTTCAGCTTTTACAACAAGCATAGACTGCTGTGTTAATGAAAGTATTGGGTTGTATTGTAAACTAGTTACTAATTTCCATCTTTGTTCGTACTGAGATTCCCCGTCAATTAAAGGAATTTGGATTGGATCGTCAGCATACAAAGGTTGAATATTTGACGGAAAAATTTCAGTCGCATATTCATCCCTAAATAATGAAACAGCTTCCGCACACCAGTTTTGGGCATCTTCTCCATAAAAATCTAATTGGAGTGAATATCTAAATGGAGTGAGTATAGTTTTACCCTGACTCATGGCTTGGTAGTTATCAATGTTAAATGATATACGATCCATACCAACATTGTTCATAGCAACAAACCCTTTTTTTGGCATTGCTACTCGATTATCTTGAGCTTGCACAACTTCTGTATTAGCAGGTAAGAAACTTAATAAAAAAGTTCTCATACTGCTAAAAATATCTTGGTCAATAATATCAATTGTTATTGGCATTATTCCTCAGTCCATTCAATAGTGATATACATTTCTAAACCAGTTGGTATAACATTACCATTTAAAGAAATGGCAACACTTTCGTTTACTCCACGCAAGGTAATTGCTTGATTATTGCGAGTGCCATATTCAACAATTAATGGTACGTTTGGAAGCCATGTATTTCCTTGAGAGCCAGGAATAATGTATTGTGTACCTGCAAACAAAATACCTGTACCCAATGTTGAAGGATTAGCAGAATATAAGTTTACTACCGCAGTTGCTGAAGGATTTAAAGAATCATATTTAACAATTAGTGGATGACTAATAGTTCCTCCGGTGTTAGCAGAAGTTCTTTTAATTGTATATAAATCAACTCTTCCAACATTTGACGCTGAAGCAGAGATATTAATTTGTGTTACTTTAACAATTTTTGTGGCAGATCCAGTTAATACCAATATGTCTGTAGCAAGAGCTACAGGATCAAAGTCCTTAATACTGACATTATATGTCGCAATGTTTGCATTTTCGCTACCAAATTCAATTGGATTGCCATCAAGATCAACCAATATCTCAGCTTCTGCTGCTTGTCCTGGTACTGTTCCTACATTTATCTGCATTT